CCTCGTCGAGTTCCTCATTGAGTTTGGCTGCTAACATAGATTGAATCTTAGAGTTGAAAGCTTCTTCTAAAGCTAACTTTGCATTTTGCATAGCTACTTCACGAACAGCCTTCGCATCAGCGATAGCCTCTTTTAATAGTTCTTTTGCCATTTTTTAACTTGTTTTTAGCGAACTGATCCAGTAAATTTTTGTACGGGAAATAGGAACATTGAATTAGGTTCCTAATAGGCGATTTGTAAATTAGAAGGGACACAATATTTGATTGTGTATTCTATAATACATACAAAAGAAAGATTAAAGCCTGTTGGAAACTAAAAATCTTTTTCTTATATTAATAACATATTAAAAAATAAAGATATGACCTACGTAATTATTTACTTATTTATTGGAGTTTTGTTTGCAGCCTTTGTTGATATGAATGGAGGAATTACTTTCAAGATAAAAGAAAAAATAGGGCTCATTATTGCATGGCCCTACCTTTTAGTTGTTGGTTTGAAAGAGTTCTTCAAAAACTAACACTTGCACATTCCTGTGTTATCACAGATAATGTCTCTAATAATATTTTCTACTTTTATGTATGGGTTAATTTTTGTTTGTATAGACTCGTTTAGTCCGGTTGGTCTCATGTAGGCACCATGAGTGGATGGATTAGATACCATATCAAAACAAAGTAAATCAAAATCTTCTTGTACTCTAAGTACACCATTAGATTCTTGAACTGAACCCATCCCACGAGATGAAATACCAACTGTGATATTGTTTGCAAAAAGGGTTTTAAGGATATTACCTGCAGGAGTTGGGAGAATCTCAATTTTACCCATTACATCATCACCATCCCACCAAATATCTAGTACATTGTGGCAAACATTATTTAAGTTAATAATGGAAGAGTCTGGGTGATCTAATTCACCTAAGGCTCTTCTTTCTTTAACTGGCCCCTCTTTATATTTTTCGATTTCTCTTTTTAGAATATCTTTAGAATAAACTCTACCATTTTGATTTTCAGCACCAGCTCTTTGTATAACTCCCGTAACAATAAGTGGGGAGTTCTCATTGAGTGATCGTTTGGCAGCCTCAGCAATAGTAGGGTTTGTATTGAAGGGTCTATATTCGGTAAGTAATTGGTTCATTTTCCTTGTCCTCTATATGTTTTTTTATAGTGTTTTGATCTTTTGCTTTTGCTAGTTTTTGTTTTTGCATGTATCCCAGGCCGTTTGGTAGGGGGTGTTGGTTCAAAACCGGTAGCTGATATCCTTTTTGCCATTATTTTTTATTTTCAATATATTTCATTTGTTTTGTTTTCTTTTTCCAATCCTTAGGGGATAAAAAAGCATTTGGGGTTGCATATTGCGCCCCAACCCCTGTTGATATAGAAGTGCCTGTGCCTGTCATACTGGCTTCTTCTATTTCTTTGGGGAAATGAACTTTCATTATATCCTCAACAGCATCGTAGTCGATTTCACTTTTATCTTTAAGTAAATCTAAAAATTCACTCACAGAAGCATTTAAAATTTCTTGAGGGAAATCATCTCCATGGTGTTCTTTTAATTTATCTCCTTTAAGATATTTTGAAAGTTTTGTTCTTAAATACTTAAAATTATTATAGATAGCAGTGAATTCAGGATTTTTGGTTTTTTCTTCAGCTTCTTTAAATAAAGGAGCCAATTGTGTAAGTTGGTTTGCTACTCGTTGGGGTATACTTTCATACTCAACATCCCATTCAATAGCACCAGTTTCAGGGTCTACATCACTTAACTTTGTAGTGAAGGAATCATCCTCCATCAAGTATATATCCTTAAGCTTTACCATGAACAGAATCTAATTCATTGACCAGCTCATAATAGTTCAACAAATTGATAATGTTGTCATCATGAACTGATGATTTTTTACACAATGGTTGGAGAAGGTTTGCAACCTCATTAATTTTAATTTTTACAACGGGATCAACTACTTTGTCTACTAAATGAGATAATTGAGACTTTACAGAAGTAATTTCTTCATTTACAAATGCTTTTAGTTTTGGAGAGTTAGAAACATTGTAAACGTATTCTTTTAGAAGGGTTTTCTGGTTATTAGATAAATCGGTATACTTTTCGTTGAATTTTTCTAAAAGAATTTTGTATGTAAGTAATCTAGTTGATTTGTCAAATTTTTCGTACTCTTCCATAACCATTTCTGTTTTGGGCTTGTTTGGAAGAGTAGCGCCCGTAATGTGTTCCACAATAGTTACCTTAGAGTTTGTTAAGACAATAGGATTGGCTTGGTTTTCTAATAGAACATATGTGGATGCCAATACTTTATAGTTATCAATTTTAGCATTAAAGAAATCTTCTGCGTTATATACTTTTTTAATTTCTTTTACTAAATTAAATTTTTCTCTTCTTAAGGTAGATTTATTGATTTCTTTATAGATATCTAAACAGGTTTCTAACAGAATAGTAGCTTTATTACTATCTTTGTACTTTTGGGTTAATAAGGTACTATATATTTGGTACTCCTTAAGTAATTGAGTATTTTTATTAAAGAATTTCCTAAGAATATTGATTGCCTTAGGGGCTTCACCCTTAATAGTCTCAGAAGTAATTTGTCTAGTGAGAAGTTCAAAAAGAACCCCAGTATTCTTATACTTAGAGTGTTTTATTTTCATCAATAAATCGATTTATCTGTAAATAAATATGGACAAACAGTTCAAAACCTTACTCATCTATAATGTTTTCTTCACTTAACAACCCTTTATCGGATTTCTGAGAATTTTTTATTCTGTTTGTAAGTTTCCCTAATGATAACTTTTTGACAGTTCCACGATTTTCTTCAAGAGCAAATGTAGATACTTTATTGGTTGTTTTATCTCCCAACCCAGTTTCCCCTTTTGAACGTTTTTGTCCTAGTGGGTCTCTACCAAACGCTGATTTTTCAGTTCCATAAGTGGATGTAGATTGTTTAGGACGACCAACAGGATTTTCTTCATCGTATCCTGTAGGAACCTGTTGTAATCCTTTATCTCGTTTTGTAGAATACAAGGATGCAAGATCGTGTGGTGTACCATACGATTCACCTGTTTCAACTGGGTCATTACCTTCATTTTCAATTTGGTTGGTTCTGAAGATGTGCATTGCATCCTCTAGGGCTTGTTCTTTTTCTTCTAAGGCCTCATCTGGGCTTAAATTAAATACATTTTTGTAGATAAAGTCAGTTGAAAGAATCTTTTTATCCATAATTGAGTTAGCTAGCTCAACTTTTGATTTGTATAGTTCGATTTTTTCTTGTTCAAATACAATTGATGAAGGTGTTAATTGAAGTTCAAAATCAATTAATTGTTCATCTCTAAACCCTTGAGCATATAGGTGAACTAGTGCAATTTTAGTAAGTTCGGAAACAAGAATTCTTTGAATTTTTTCAATTGTGCGAGCAAACCTAATATCCATTGCAGAAATAGTTGCTTTACCTTCCACATTTTCATCATAATTCAAGAATGGTTTTGGAATTTTAAGGGCAGCAAGCATTTTGCTCTTTAAGTACTCAACATCCTGAATACCATCATAATTTAATCCAGGTGTATTTTCAATTCTAGTTGATGCATCATTACCCCTTACAGGAATATAAAAATCCTCAATCATGTTTTGCATGTTGTATTTGAGGTTATATTCACCCGTTTGTTGGTCAATGTATGGAGTTTTCTTCATGCGTTGAACTGTTTGTTCCATAAACGCATCAATCTCGTTTGGGGGGATACCACCCACATTGATATAGTAGGTACGTTTGTCAGGGGCACGCATAATTCTGTGAATCAACATTGCATCCTCCATTAATGACCATTGCTTAAATATTTTACGAGCCGGCTCAAGATAAGAACGACCATATGGTAGGAAATTCGAATCTGTCATTAACCTAAAGTGTGCTACCTCGTAATTTTCTAATTCTACTTGGCTTCTTCTTATAGCACCCGATGTTCCAGATGCTAAACCATTTGGGTCAAGTAAAAATTTAACATAGTTTGGGTTTTCAGGGTCTCTTCCTTCTTCTCTAACTACATCATAAACATACAATGGAATAACATTGTACACTCCATACTTTTCAGAGATATCTAATTTAAGATAAAAATCACCATACTTACACATATTACGAGTCCAAGCAGGAAGATTAAATTCCAAATTTAAAACATCGTAAAATAAATTGTGTAGGATTCGCTTAATGTTATCGTTAGTTGATTTGATTGTTAATACATCCCCATACTCATCTTTCAAAGTTGATTCCTCAGAAACAATATCTAAAGAGGAGGCAATCAATGGGTCTGTATCCATAGCTTCATAGTCGCTATAGAGTTGTAAACGCATTGTTTGGTAATTGAGTGTTGGGTTGTATTGGTAAGAGGATCCTACAGGTCTATGTAAACGAGTAAATCTATCATATAGGGAATTATTTTGAATATTTCCCATTTGTTGAATTCTATCTGAATCTATTACTCTGAGTTGTCTTCCTCCTACGTTTCGGATGATAACATCGTTTGAAAATAATCGTCTTAATCTTGTAAATAAAGAAGTATCTGCCATTTTTTTATTTTGTCGTTGTGTATAAATATCTAACCTAAAAGCCAAGAAAGATCTTCACTTCCTCTTCCAGTATCCCATTTTAAGTGATCATTTGATCTTTGAGTAGATCTAATAGGAGAATACGAATTCTTTGAGATATTTGATAGCATTGCACGGGTTAGGTCGATTCCCTGTTGGGCGAATTGTAGCGCAGTATCCCGAATATAACACGCAGTAGCTAGTGACATTACCATATCGTCATTATAGCCTGTTTGGGCTTCTGCTCTGCCATTTTTCCAGATAAAAGTTCTTAATTCCTCCATAGTTCTTTTGCATTGGATTGTAATGCTTTTATCCTTCAAATATGCATCTAACTTAGCAATACATAAAGGACGAGTTCTATTACTCATTGTAAAACCAGGAGTCATTTTTGATATATCATGCAAATC